GGCAAGGCGATTGTGGTTCTCCACTCTTGATCATCTCGACCCAGATTTCTCGCAAGATTATTGGATTCCATGTTGCAGGTAATGTTGGACACGGATTTTCCACTCCTCAATGCTGATGAGATAGAACATGCTTTGAAGCAGCTTTCGCAACTGGCTCAAATCAGCTTGCCCGTGGAAGCGGTTTCGCATTTGTGTCCACAAGAGAGTCTCGTCTTGCCAGCAGGAAATTTCGGTTTCTGTGGAAAGAGCGAATACTCTGTTGTTGGTTCGACCAAGACTAAACTTCGACCTTCACCAATTTTTGGACTTGTTACTCCACCAATTACCGCGCCGGCTCCACTTGGAACCATTGAGGTTGATGGTGCTAAATTTGATCCAATGTTGAAGGGTTTGACCAAGTGTGGTGTCATGTGCGCTCCCATCGACGACGATTTCCTCAACGTTGTTAAGAATGATGTTCAGCGGAACTTTCGTCCAGATATCGAACGGCAGCGTGTTCTAACGAACTGGGAGAGTGTTGTCGGAATTGCCGGAGATGATTTTGCTCCTCCGATGAAGAGAACCACTTCTCCGGGATACCCATTCCGCAAACAAAACTCCCTACCAGGCAAGACTTTTTGGCTTGGGAGTGATGATTATAAATTGGATGCGGATATGGAGCGCCTCATGGATCAACGTGTTGAAGCTGCAAGGCAAGGTGAACGTTTCCCGACTGTGTGGACAGACACTCTCAAAGATGAGCGGAGACCTTTGGATAAAGTGGCGCAAGGAAAAACTAGAGTCTTTTCTGCTGGACCAATTGACTACACTCTTGTGTTTCGCAAGTACTTCTTGGGATTCATTTCTCATGTTGCACACAATCGCAACGTGAATGAAATCTCAGTTGGCACCAATGTGTACTCTACCGATTGGTCTGACATTGCATTGCTCATGCAGAGCAAGGGACAGAAAGTGGTTGCGGGTGACTTTTCCAACTTTGATGGAACATTGCACATTGACGTCTTGTATCTTATTCTTGACATCATCAACGATTGGTATGATGATGGTCCGGAGAACGCTTTGATTCGCCTCGTTTTGTGGAAAGAAATTGTCAATTCTATCCACGTTTGTCGCGACACCATCTATTTCTGGACCCATTCTCAGCCATCTGGGTGTCCAATGACTGCCATCCTCAACTCGATGTACAATTCTCTTGTATGTCGGTATGTCTATCTCCGTGTTACGAAAGGCACCACTTATCATTCGATGAGTGCTTTCCGGAAACATGTTGCCATGGTGGCTTATGGAGATGACAATCTTCTCAACATTTCTGATGAAATAGCTCCCTTATTCAATCAGAATTCGATGGCTGAAGCTTTCACTGAGTTGGGAATGACCTATACTGATGAAGCGAAGAGCGGTGAGGTTCTTCCTTGGAGAAGTTTAGATCAGGTCCAGTACCTCAAGAGAAATTTTGTTAGGAGCAAGATTGATGGACTATACAAGGCCCCTATGAAATTGGAAGCCGTACTTGAAATTGCCAACTGGATACGTGAGTGCGTTGACCATAAGGAAGCCTGTATAGAGAACGTCGAAACTGTTTGTTTCGAATTGAGTCTTCATCCGCGTGAGATCTTCGATTTGTGGACGTCACGTATCCGGATCGAGTGCGCAAACGCTTCACTTTTTCCTCAGATTCTGACCTATTACGAGTACGTTACTAACGAACAAGTGAAATATGGCCAGATTGTCGGAAAGACTGAAGCACTTGCGCAAGTAGCTGTTGTGAATGGGGCTTCTTCAAATGAGAGAAGGAAGGAGCAGCAAAGCCTGAATCACAATGGAACGGTGGAGGGTTTTAGCCCTATTGCTGGTTGTGTGCCACCTAAAATCCAGGCTAACCAGTCTCTCGTTTTCCACGGAGAGTCTAACTCGACTCCCAGAGTTTACAAAAACGAAAGAGTTGCTATGAA